CTACTTGAGCCCCATCCAAAAACTGCATTACTCGCGGCCGTAGTTTGTCTGTTTATCCCAAGCCAATAAACAAATTCTGCATTGCCGAAAATGCCAATGCCTGCAGGCGTGTACATCGAGTCATCGACGCCGTCGAAAAACACATACAGCGGGAAGCCCGAGGTGTCGTAGGTGTTGGCGTCAGCGATGCGCTGGTAGGCCGGGACGTTGGCGCCGATGTTGGCGGGGCGGAGGTCGGCGCCCCAGATGTAGATGCCGCTGGTGCCGTTGCCGGTGTAATTTGCAGGAGTGCCTGATATTGCCGGTCCTATTTGCGCAAAATAAGATGCGGCGGTGGCGGTCAACGTTACCGCCAACCGATACCATCCATTGCCAACGGTTGTTACTGTTGCCGTTGTTCCGCTTGTTGCTCCGTAATTTGTAATGGTTGTTGCAAGCGTACTTAGATTCAAAATTACCGTAGTGCCAGTAGTGTAGCCAGCCGTAGCAAAATCAAGTCTTGCAAAAGTTCGTTCTGCCGCTTTAACATACGCAGATAAGGTGTATTGAATTGCAGAAGCGGAAATGGCAGATGTTGTGTATACAACGTGAGCGGCGCTTGTACTTCCTTCTGTAATCTTGTCGGCAGTATTTCCCCCAAGCGGATCTGTCGTTGCCGTTGTGTTTGCGGATATTGTTACACCATCTCTTGACCAATATGCGTTGTCAAACTCCTCGCTCCGCTCCAACAAATTCACCCGAGCCCGCAATTCCGGTCGTGCGGTGGTGTCGTTGAAGGCGATGGCGTGGTTGCCGTTGCCGGATTTGTCCAGCATGCGGCCCACCGACACCGCACTCCCCTGCCCCGGCATCGCGCACTGCGTCGTGCCTGCAGAGGTGGTGAACATCGTGCTCAGGTCGCTGGGGTCGTACCATGCGCCCGCTACGGTGCCGCCGGCAAACAGCGAAGCAGGGCTGAAAGCCCCACCGGAAATGGCCTGCCAATGGGGTAGGGCGAAGCCGAACGCGAGGGACATCAGAACACCCGCACCATGTTGGTGGCGTTGGTGGTGGACGCGAAGACTCGAAGCACGCGCACCGGGAGGATGGCCCCCGGTTGGACGCTGTTGAACGTCACATCGCTGCCCTCAGCCGTCAGGACGCGGATGATCCCGCCCGCCCCGGCGAAGATCACCGAAGGCTCACGGAAGTTGTCGGTGTCACTGGGCGTGACAGCAGCCGCGTCACCCGGGAATGCCGGAAACGTGGGGCTGTAATTGGTCTTGGCCATGGCTACTCCCGCCCCCGGGGGCTAGGCCCCCGCAGGGCCTAGCGGATCAGTTCTCGAAGGTCGTCGGGTTCTGCGCACCGTTCGGGGCACGCTGGATGTACTCGACGATGATGTTCCCTTCGCCCGTGGTCAGGCCCGCGCCCGCCAGCGTGTAGGTCAGCGTCGCATCCGTGGAGCCCACATTGGCAAGCAGCGCCAGCGCCGCCGTCGTGGTAGCGAACGTGATCGTCGCCACACCCACCGTGGTCACCGTGACGGTGCCCGTGATGTCCGTCGAGCCGATGGTCAGCTTCAGCGTGGTTGCCGCACTGAACACCACCGTGGTCTGGAAGGTGATGCGCGTGATGATCGCGCCCGCAGGCACGACGCAGGCGGTACCCGTGAGGGTGCCGAAGGCCACAGGAGTGACTTGGCCCAGAAGGGCGAGGCCGGTATTGCGGCCCGGGTGGTAGCGCACAGTGCCCGAGCGGATCGGGCCGGAGAAGGTGGAGAAGCTCATCTTCGTATTCCTCAGTAGGACCTACCGTCGGAGGACGCGTCTGCCGGGGCAGTCAGTAGGCCGGTCGCGATGCCCGGGAGCCCTTTCGCGGGCGTAGCCCGAGCCTAGCACACTGGGGGCTGGGGGTCAAGCGTAGAAAAACTGCCACCCGGCGAGCTTCCCCTTGGAGATTGGTTTGCCGGCCTTGCACGCCCTCACGATCATAGGATAGGCCACACCAATCTCTTGTCCAGCAGCAGAGACGCCGATGAAATCCCGGCGCGACCCATCCGGCAAGAGCGCATACATGGCCTTGCGCAGCTTGTCTTTTGCCTCCTCTGTATGCGTCTTCCCCAAGAAGTTCTTGTTTCCAAGCGTGCGTTGACGGATGGCCTCTCGCTCTGCTTCTGAACGCTTGTAGCCTTTTGCGTTCTGGTTCCCCTTCAGGGCGTCAGACATCTTCTGGCGGGTCTCTTCTGATGGGATAAACGCACCGCCACGGCCTTCGGCTACGGCTTGCCGTACTTTCTCCCCGATCTTGGCTTTGGTTTCCTCTGTGTGCTGTTTACCAACACGAGGATGGTTGAAGTAGTCCTGGGCGTAGAACTCTTTGAGGGTTTGAGAGATTTGTTCACGTTGCTCTTCGGATACCGGAACACCAAAACTTGGGTGTCTTTCCCCTGTGCGGCCTCTCATTGGAGCGCCTGAGCGCGTGCCGGCGTTATAGCAATGTTGTTTACCTACATGTTCTGTAAGCCAAACGTCTTCAGCGGCTTGCAATGACTCTTCGTCTGGTACGTTTTGTACTACACGAAAGTCAAACTTTTCCTCTCCGTACTTATTCCATGCCGCTTGCAAATGTGCGCAATGATGAACCCCGCGTCTGAGCTTGTTGCGATGGGTTCTGAATCGTTCGTTTTTGTTGTTTGTACTCCCCACGTAGAATTTATCGTTGACGAGATTGATGATCTTGTAGATGACCTGGGACACGGGACTCTCCGCTACATGGCTAAGGAATCCGTAATGTACAAGCCTTGTAGGCTAAAGTCAAGCGGGCAATGAAAAAGGGCCCCGAAGGGCCCTCTTGATCAAGCTAAGTGCTTGATTTTGCTGGGGTTTTGGCTTCAGGCGCCAGGACTGCCCCAGGCACCGAGAGGATCACTGCACCCGAATGAGTACCTTTCACGCGCCTTATAGCGTGCGTTTCCGGTATCGAAGTCGGCGTCCATGGAAGTCGCCATCGGAACCCGGACGAAGTGCTTGAGACCGTTGGGCACATCGGTGGTCAGGAACCACGCGTTGGTGTCGGTCAACCAGTGGTTGATCGTGTAGCCCTCGGGGATCGAGCCGTTGTTCTTCAGCGCGTTGATGTCATTGTCGTTGGTGCCAACACGGAGGTTGGTTTCCAGCAGACGCGTGGCGACGAACTGAAGGGCCGGAGGAACGATCAGCTTGCGCGGGCGGGCAGCGATGAGCAGGTTGCGCTCATCCGTCCAACCAGCGATCTGGATCACGGCGGCTTCCAGCGAGGTCTCGTTCAGGTCAGCGCCCGTCGCGGGACGGTTGCTGTTGGTGCCACCGGACACCAGGGGGTGCGCGGTGCTGAACAGAGGTTGACCGTCGCCATACACGACACCGGCGTTGAAGCCGTTGTTCAGGATGGCAGCGGCCTTGACCTGCTTGGTGTAGGCCATGGCCCGGGCGAGCGCCTTGGTGTACCGCGCCGAGAGGCTGTCGTACAGGTTGTCCTCCATCGCCTCTTCGGTGATGGAGAAGCCCATTGCGATGGTCTCGTGGTTGTAGCGGGCGGTCCAGGCTTCCTGTGCGTTGTCGTACTGGATGGCCGAACCTTCTGGCTTCACCGGAGCGGCGTTGAAGCCGGAGAGCTTGGTCTCCTCTTCAAACGAGCGATCAGAGGCCTCGACCTCGTAGATCTCCTTGTGCTCTTCGCCGTAGCGCTTGTACTCCAGACCGAACAGGGCGTTCAGGCCAGGGAGCAGTTCCTTGAGTAGTTGGGCACGAGAAATTGCCATGATGGATGCTCCTTATCAGGCGACGTAGTAGCGGTGAGCGCTGAAGTTCAGCTTCGCCAGCACTTCCGGGCTCTGGACCAGCACGAGGCTGGGGCCCGTCACCGAGTTGGCAGGCGAGTTCGTCACCGTCAGCGTCGTGTTGCCCGTGGTCGTCACCGTAGCGGCGGCGGTCAGGGAGGCCCCAGTGAACTGAAGCTGCCCCGTGGCGGGCACCAGTTGGAAGATGTCCGTGCCGATGGGGACGACTTGGCCGACCGTCAGACCGGAGACCACCACCGAGGTGCTGCCGCTGCCAGAGACGTACGTCGCCGGGGTGCGGACTTGGCTCTCGGGCACCAGTTGCAGGACGCGGAAGCCCGCGCTCGCGGTGTTGGCCGCAGCGCCGACGACGCCCAGCGTGCTGTTGCCGGTGAAGGCGTTGCCCGTGGTCGTGGAACCGGCAGCGTTCTGGCCCACCACCAGTTGCGACATCGAGCCGACAGTCGTCACACCAGCAGCCGTCACCACAGCCATGCGGAAGACCGTGTCCGGGTCGTCGCACACGACAGCGGCGATGTCACCCGCGAGGGTGTTGGCCGGGTAGTACTGGCTGAAGCGCTTCTGCTTCGTCACCGGGTCGGTGTACGAGCAGCCCAGGAAGATGCCCACCGTGGTGTTGGTGGTGTTCACCGGGAGGGTGGCGATGTTGATGAAGCCGTTCGTGAGAACGACCGGATCGCCGTAGAAGATCGCCGTACCGTAGTTGTAGGCGATGGGGTACTCACGGGTGGAACCCGAGAACACCTGACCACCGATCAGATTGACCGGCTTGTACCCGTACGGGCCGTCGAGAATGGGGTAAG